ACGGTCTCCGCCGGCCAGTCCACCACGTCGGGCGGCACGTACACCGTGAAGAGCGGTGACTGCCTGTCGGCCGTGTTCGGCAGTCGCTGGCCGTCGATCGCCGCGCTCAACGGACTTGTGTCGCCGTACACGATCTACCCCGGACAGGTCCTGAAGACCGACGGCGGCGCCACCGCCTCCGCGTCCGGCGGGTCCCGCACCGTCACCGTGCGCTCGGGCGACACCCTGTCCGGCATCGCGCAGCGTCTCGGCGTGAGCATGTCGCAGATCACCGGATACCGCAGCGGCGACCCGTCGCTCATCTATCCGGGCGAGGTCCTCCACTACTAGCCCATTGCGGCCCGCATCCACCACGGGTGCGGGCCCCATATTCATAAGGAGACCAATCATGGACGACGAAGAAAAGACCACTGGGTATCTCATCCCGGACAAGGTGTATGACGTGCTCAAATGGGTGGGTCTGATCGCACTGCCCGCATCGGCCGTGTGCGTGCAGACCATCGGCACCGCCGCGGACTGGACGGGCACCGACCTGACCGTCACCATCCTGACCGCCCTGGGCACCCTCGTCGGCGCACTCATCGGCGCCAGCACGATCAAAGCCCGACACACGACGCAGGAATAGCCTGCGTCATCGCATCACAGCGCCCCGCTTCACCCGCATGCACCGCGGGGAGAGCGGGGCGCTTTTCGCGTTTCTGGACCGTCTGCGCGTCGGCGTGTCGTCGGGGCGTCTTTGCCCACTCCGTGCCCACATCTTGCCCACATTTTTCGGAAAACCCGAGTAAATCCGGGTAAACCCGAGTAAACCGAAGAGGTGGCGTGAGCCCTACTCCCGCTTAGCAAAAGAGCCGGTTCCCGTTAATTCGGGAACCGGCTCAATCTGTGTCCGGAGCGGGACTTGAACCCGCAACCGCACGTCCTGAAACCCTTGATTTTCCAAGGCTTACGCGGTCAGTATACCCTCCCGTGCCCACATGTTGCCCACATTCGCGTCGATGAGCAGCCGGTTCATGCTCTCCGACACCGCGTCCAGATCGTCGTCGAACAGGTCCGCGTACACGTCCAGGGTCATGGCCGCGCTCGCGTGCCCGAGCTGCCGTTGGACGGCCTTGACGTTCGCGCCGCTCCTGACCATGAGGCTGGCTGCGGTGTGTCGCAGGTCGTGGACGGTCATGCGCGGCACGCCGGCCGCGTCGCACGCGCGCGTGAACCAACTGGACCCGGTCTTGGGCGAGTCGACCTGCATGATATAGCCGGTCGGGCTGGTCGGATCCGCGAACAGCAGATCATCGTCACCCTTCCCTCGTACCGGCAGTAGCGGGCCGAGCATGGCGGGGAACATGACGGTGCGCAGTTCGTGGGTCTTCGGCGTGCCGACGACGACTTTGCGCCTGACTTCGGTGGCGCTCTTGTTGATGTCGAACCGGCGCCGGTCGAGGTCCACGTCGCGGATGGTCAGCCCGGTCGCCTCGCCCCACCGCAGGCCGGTCAGCCCGAGCGTCAGCACGAACACCCTGTAGGGGCCGCACGCGTCCGCGAGGGCGAACAATTGCCGGGCGTTCAGGTAGGTGTGGCGGGTGCGCCGTGGTTTGCGGGGCAGGCTGACGCCGCGCGCGGGATTATGGGGGATGAGGTTGTCGGCCACGGCGTCGTCGAGGATCCCGGCGAGGATGCCGTACGCCCTGAGGACGACGCTCGCGCTCTTCGCCTTGCCGTCGACGCGCCCGTGGGTCATGTCGCCGACCCACTGCTGCACGCCGGCGCGCGAGACCTTGCCGATCTGGATGTTCGCCCAGTACGCGGCCACGTACTTGCCGTACGCGCCCTCCAGGTCGTCGAGGTAGCTGGGTTTCGCGTTCACCTTCTTCTTCGCGATCCACGCGGGCCACAGGTCGCCTATGGTGCTCTTCGCGCTCGCGGGATCCACGTAGGAGCCTTTGGCGATGGCGACGGTCACGTGGTCGGCCTCCCACAGTTGGGCGTCCTTCTTGCGTTTGAAGCCGCGGCGGTCGGTCTGCGTGCCGTCGGGCTTCCTGTATCTGACCCTGTAGCGGAGCTCGCCGCTTCCCGTTCTGTAGGTCGATATCGACATTGATGCTCCTTTGATGCACTGGTTTTTGGATGCTTCGTTTTTAATGCGTATTTTTGTGATGCTTTTGGCGTAGCGCGGCGTGTATGTACCGCTGACTATGTACAGTGTGAGTA